CCAGCTGGCGGGGATGTTCGTGCCGAAGAACACGGCGGCGTCGAGCGTCTGGCCGATGGCCTCGGCCAGGTACGGCTCGATCTCCGTCCAGATGTCCCACTCGGTGTCGTCGAGCACGGCCTGCGGCACCGGGGCGATGCAGGCCAGCTCCTCGACGTTCAGGAACTTGTTGCCCCAGCCCGCCTCGGTCGTCTGCTTGAGCCCCGTGTCGCCGTTCACCCAGTAGGCGACGGGCAGCGCCTGCATGATCGGTAGGCGCTGCTGGTTGCGGGCCATCGGCACCCGCCCGAACAGGCTGAGCGCCGCGCTCGCGTCGACGGTGCGCTTGATGATCGAGCGCGCCACGTCCTCAGGGATGAGTGCCTGTGCGTCGCTGCGGCTGATCACGTTGTTGTAAGGCATCGCCTCTCCTCGTTAGGCGGCGCCGCGACTGCGGCTGCCGCCTCGGATCCAGTCGTTCATGTCGGTCTTGGCGCTCGCCCGCGTGGCGCTGCCGCCCTTGCCGACGCCCACGTCGCCGGTGGCGCGCTCGCCGAGGTCGTCGAGCAGGCGACGCGCGTCGGCGCGTAGCTCGCGCTCGGTGTCGCCGCGCAGCCGCTCCGCGAGCCGCGCCGGCAGCCCGAGCTCGCTCGCGACCTCGCGGCGCAGCGCGGACAGCTCCAGCGCCGCGATGCGCGCCTCGGCGTCCTCGGCGCGCTTGCGCTCACGCTCGGCGCTGGCGCGGGCCCGCTCGACCTCGGTCTTGTCGCGGTCTTCCAGCTCTGCGATGCGCCGCTCGTGCTCCTTGGCGCGCTGCTCGGCCTCGCGCCTCGCTGCGCGCTCGCGCTCCAGCGCGACCTGCCCGGTCGCGCGGAGGGCGTCGTCATCACCAGCGGGCCTCGCGCCCGCCTCGCGCTCGGCGTCGGGCGTCGCGCCCTGGCCGGTCGTGGTCGACGCAGGGGGCCTCGCGCCCTCTACGCCTTGGGCTGCCTCATCGGGCATGGTCGTCTAGCTCCTAGGGTCGTGCGGGCGGGGGTGGGGGCGGCTGGCGCACACTGGTGCTGACCGGGCCCGGCGCGGCAGGCGTCGTGGGCGCGCCGGGCACGGCCACTCCCGCCTGCTGCGGCGTGGCGGCGACCGTCTCGCGCACCGTCACCGGGCCGCCGGTGGTGATGTCGGCGCCGGCCTTGACCCAGGCCTCGATCTGCTGCGGTGTGGCGCCGATGAACTCCCACAGCGCCGGCCGCGGTACCCCGATCGAGCTCATCTTGACGGCGGCGTCGGTGGTCTCGGCCACGCTGCGGCTCTCGGGGTTGGCCCAGATCGTCTCGGCCGCGACGGCGTCGGCCTTGCTGCGCGGGCCCTCGATCGTGAACGCCAGGCGCAGCGCCTCCTCCCAGCCCTCGCCCAGCGACAACTGCTTGCGGCGCACCTTCGCGACCAGCCCCGTCTCGGTCGCCTTCAGGCTCTCGCCGCTCGGGAAGTTGCCGGACGCGCCGAGCAGGTAGTGCGGCGGCGTGCGTGTCTGCGCCGCGATGTGCTGCACCAGCATCTCGATCGCGCGGGCGTAGTTGCCGAGGTCGGAGACGGTGAAGTCGCCGAACTTGGCGGTCTGCTCCTCGACGCCCCAGACGCGATCGGCGCCGCCCAGAAAGCCAGTCGCGGCCAGCGCGCGACCCGTCAGCGGCTGGTTGGTGTCGGGATCCTTGGGGATCTCGATGCCGGTCGCCCAGCGCTGCGGGAAGGCCGCGAACTCGGACGCCACGATCATGTCGCAGCACAGCTTGTTGACCGCGTTCTGCACCGGGATCACGCGCTCCACGTCGCTGCGGCCTTGGCGCTCACGCAGCGTCGGCGCGTTGGCGAGCGGCACGAGCGGCACCACGCCCAGCGCGTTCGTGCCGCTGCCAGCGTCCGGCCGCCAGCCTTGCTTTTCGTCCTCGCGCCGCCACCACGTGATCGAGTCGGGCAAGTACAGCACGCAGTGCTCGACGCCCCACTCGTCGCAGTAGGCACGCAGCCCAGCCAGCCGGCGGCGGCTGGTGCCCGGGTCGTAGGCGACGATGGCGGTGGTCGGCGGCTCGATCTGGATGAGCGCCTTGCCGGCGTCGTCGGGGCCGACCAGCGCGTAGGCGCAGCCCAGCTTGATCGCCTCGGTGTGCGCCAGGTCGGAGTCGGCCACGAGCCCGTTGCGTTGCCAGATCGTCCAGGCCTCGGCGTCGGCCGGCGCGCCCGAGTCGCCGCCGAAGCGGAAGCCTTCGACGCGCAGCCGCTCGGCGCTGGCGTCGACCACGAGATCGCACCAGTTGTCGGCGTACGCCGAGAACATCGAGCCGAACGTCTCGCGGAAACGCGCCGTCGCGAACAGCAGCCGGTGCTCGCCGCGGTAGTAGTCGTCCATCTGCTGCAGGTACGGCTGGCGCGCGGCGAGCTCGCCGAGCAGCAGCTCGCGCCACTGCGCGGGCGTCGAGAGCGGCGGCGCGGCGGGCGTCGTGGTGTCGAGCGCGGCCATCGCTCGTCTACCAGCTCACCGGCACGCGGCTGCGCTGCTGCTGGGCGGCGTCCAGCACGTCGCAGCGCGCCTCCCAGGCCAGCACCGCCGCGATCGCCGCGTCGATGTGGCGCTGCGAGCTCGCGCGCTCCTTCGTGATCCAGTAGCCGCCGCGCGCTTCACGCACCTGCGCGTTCAGCACGTGGCGCGTCAGCTCAGCGGCGCCGTCGTGCTTGAGCCGGCCGGCCGCCAGATCAGTGCGGAACCGCTCAACCGCGCTCATCATCGCCGCGCGTCGCGTGTCGAACCGCACCACCGCGGCCGCGCCGTAGAGCCGCGCCCACTCGTCGATCTCCGACTGCCACAAGGGCGGGTCGAAGTAGCCGCGCGCCACGCGGTACCGCTCCATCGCCTCAGCCAGCGCCGCGTCGACCTCGCCGATCGGCACCTCCCACTCCGAGCGGCCCTCAGGCCGCTCCCACACCCCAAGCGGGCTGAGCAGCCCATCGCTGAGCCGACAGGCGACCAGCGCCGTCGCATCCAGCGTGCGCGACCCGTCGAAGCCGAGCGCGACACGATCACCCGGCTCGAGTCGCTCCGCGCTGCGCGCAGCGCGCCACGTCCGCGGCTCCAACCACCAGGCCCCGCCCGCCATCCAGATCCCGCAAGCAAACCGCGCCCACTGGCTCGGCAGCATCGAGAACGAGTCGTGCCGCTTCGCAAGCTCAGCGAGCGTCTGCCAACTCGCCGGGTTCGCCTGCTTCACGACGAGCATGTCGTCCACGTCCTCGTCCGCCTCGAGCGCCCACTCGTGCAGCGCGTACGCGCCGTCCGCCGAGCGCGCATAGGTGTGACGCCCCTCCACGCTGACGAGCGGCAACTGCCTCGCCTCGGCGCGCATCACCCCAAGCGGCGAGGCCTCCGCGTCACCCGCCGTCGAGATCGTCACCAGCTGGCCGTGACGCGGCCCCAACCCGTCCCGAAAGACGCCGTGCAGATCCGCCGAGCGGTGACGGTGCAGCTCGTCGACCAGCGCCAGCGTCGGGATCACCCCATCCGCCGTGTCCGCGTCGGCGGCCAGCACCCGCACCCGGCCGTCGTCATGCCGCGAGCTGATCTGCCGGTAGCCACGCTGCACCACAAAATGCGGCTCGAGGCTCGGCGTGCGCCGCACGAAGCCAACCGCCTGGTCGTACAGGATCGTCGCCTGGTCGCGGCTCGCCGCCGCGATCAAGCACTCAGCGTCGCGCGTCATCAGCAGATGAAACAGCGCCAGCGCGGCCAGCAGCGTCGTCTTGCCGTTCTTCTTCGGCAGCAGCACCAGCGTCTCGACCGCCCCCGCGAAGCAGTCGCCCAGGATCGCCCGCTGAAACTCCTCGAGCAGCATCGGCTCGCCCGAGTCCAGCACCAGCTCGCAACAGAACCCCTCGAAATCCGCCAGCGACCCGTTCACGCCAATCGCCTCGACGCCAGCTCATCGATCCGACTCAGCCGCCGCTCGGCGGCCGCCCCCTCGCGCCGCGCCGCCGCGTCCAACTCGCCGTCGCGGCGCTGCTCGCGCAGCAGCAGATCCGCGGCGTGCACGCTGCCCGAGCGCGCCAACCCCCCCAGGATCCCCAGCAGCTCCACCCGCGTCGGCACCGGCAGCCGCGGCGGCGCCTCCGCCTCCTCGAGCAGCGCCCGCAGCAGCCCCGGCCCGCTCAGCCCAGCGACCGCCGCAAGCCGCGCAAGCCGCTCGCACTGCGCCGGCGCGAGCCGCACCCCGATCGTCCGCGTCGTCCGCTGCGCCGCCACGGCTAACCCGCCTCCACGCCGAGTTTTCTTCGCGGCGCGGTACTGACCGCCGACGACGCGATCAGCGCCGCCGGTCCTCGCCCACCCCGGTGCAGCCTGGCGTGGCAGGCGCGGCAGAGGCTCGCGAGGTTGGTGGGGTCGTGGCGGCGTGCGCCGCGCAGGCCTTGGTCGTCGCGGTGGTGCACGACCTGCGCCGCTCGGCGGCACTGCGCGCAGCGCGGCTCGCGCTCGAGTTGGGCGCGGGCGACGCGTCGCCACTCGGCGCGGGTGTAGCCGCCGTCGCGACCGCCGTGCTGCGCGCAGCGCACGTCGCCGCGGCGGATCAGGGTGGGGCAGCCGGGCTCGGCGCAGACGTCGAGCGCGCGCTGGCTTGGGGGGCTAGCTGTCGGCGTCACCATCGTCGTCGTCGGGCGGCTCGGGCGCTGGCTCGTCGGGCGCGGGCTCGGTGGTCTCGTGGTGCGGGGTCTGGGTCATGCGTGTGCCTCCCGGCGTCGGGTGGGTCGGTGTGCGCGCATGCTGCGGCGCGGGGTCCGGCGCGGGCGCATCCTCGTGCGTCGGGGCCGCGCGACTGGCTAGGCACGCCCGGCCTGCGCGCGTCTTCTGCGCAGGCTCCCGTCCGGTCGGTGCAGGATGCTAGCGCGCGGCCGCGATGCGCGCCACACGCCACGCCGGGTCACCGGGGCGTGTGCCGGTGATCGCGCCGCCGACGCCGCGGCCGAGCATCGGCAGGCCGCGCAGGAAGTCCGGCGTCTCGCTTGCTCCCTCTCGCTCGGCGTGGTGGTCACGCTCGTGCTCGTCGACGCGGCGGATCGCGTCGGCGTACGCGTCGCGCGCGCTGGTGCGGCTGCAGCCGACGGCGCGGCAGATCGCCCGCCAGGAGCCGCCCGTGTTGCGCTGCGCGACGACCGCCAGCGCGAGCGGCCCGCAGCCCGCGCGCCGCGCGAGCGCGGGGTCGAGGTAGGCCTGCGGCGTCGCGTGCACCCAGGTTCGAAGGGTAGCGGGACGCGGCCCGGCTCCACCCGCCTTGGATTCCCCCAAAGCCTTTGGTATAATCCAACTGTGCATGCGAGGAAGGAGATCCGCCAGGTCATCCGCTACGCCCTCGACCAGGGCTGGACGCTCGACGAGGTCCACCACGGCCACGTCTTCGGCTGGCTCGAGTGCGGCCACGGCTGCCGCATCCGCATCTTCTCCACCCCGCGCAATCCAAGCGGCGCCGCCAAGGCGACCCGCCGCGAGATCAGCAACTGCCCGCACCGCTAGGAGGTGAGCAGCATGCCCGAGTACCACGTCGAGCTCTACCTCGACCGCGACCCGACCCTCGACGAGCTCAACCAGCTCTACGAGGCCGGCTGCGACTCCATGGTCTTCAGCGTGCGCGACGACGTGCCGCACGTCGCCGCCGTGATCGAGGCGCCCTCGTTCGCCGCCGCGATCGCGAGCATGATCCGCGATGTCGAGCAGGCCGGCGTCGTGCGGGTGCTGCGCGTCGACGACGACCTCGTGAGCCTGCAGCAGATCGCTGAGCGCATCGGCCGCAGCCACGAGCGCGCCCGGCAGCTCGCGCGCAGCGGCAAGCTGCCGCCGCCGGCGATCGACCGCGGAGCGCGCATGAAGCTGTGGCGCTGGCGCGACGTCGCCGCGGCGCTCGGCCGTGACGACGGCGGCGGCGACACGATCGACGTCACAAACGCGCTGCTCGCGCTGCGCCGCAGCGACGTGCCCGCGCCGCTGCGCTGGCTCGAGGCCGACATCACGCGCGTGATCGCCCAGGGCCAGCGCCCCAGCCGTAGGCGCCAGCCGATCGCCTAACCCATTATCTGCCAGCTCAGGCATCGGGACGACCGGGCTCGTCGAAGTCGTCCCGAGATCGTCCCCCCTTCGGGGGGACGTGTAGATCCGGGACGACTTCGCTCGAAGCCTCCAGGCGCTTTGAATCAACTCGTCCCGAAGTCGTCCCGAAGTCGTCCCAGCGTTCTTGGAGGCGTTGCGCGAGGTCGCTGGTGAGGCCGTAGCAGTGGCTCTTGCGGGGGCGGCCGACGAGCGTGGGCTCGACCTTACTGATGCGCTCGTCGGTGTCGAGGATGCGTCTGATGTCGGCGGCGCGGCCCTTGATCGCGGCTTCGATCACGCTCTTGGGTGTGCCGAAGTTGCCGTCGCGGCCGAGCCATTCGCAGACGCTGTCGGCGAGCTCGCGGGTGTCGGCGCGCTCGACGTCGAGCAGGCGCAGCTCGAGCGCGTCGGCGTCCCACACGGCGGGTGTGGGGGCGAGGCCGGTGAGGTTGTTGCCTGAGATGGTGACGGTTGCGCTCAGGCCCTTGCCGGGGCGCTCGATGAAGATCGACCAGCGGATCGCGGCGGCCTTGAAGACGGTGCCGTAGGCGCGGCGCTGGTTCTTGTTGTCCTCGGTCGGCCAGGGTGCGTGGTCGACGGTGACGATGCTGCAGCCGGTGGGGTCGCAGACCTGCGCCTTGAGCTGGCCGAGTAGCTCGCCGACGTCCTCCTCCTTGAGCTTGACGCCGGCGAGGAAGTTGTAGAGCGAGTCGAGCACGACGAGCACGTAGCTGTGCCGTTCGATCTCGGCGCGCAGCGCTGCAATGTCCGCGGGCAGGCGCAGGCCCTCGTTCAAGTACCAGCGCAGCGGCGCCTCGAGGTAGTCGTGGCGGCGCGCGTAGGCCTGCATGCGGCGCAGCTCGTTCTCGCGCGAGTCGTCCTGCCAGAAGTACGCGACCGCTCCACCGCGCAGCACCTCGAGGCGGCCGAGGAAGCGGCCGGCGCCCGAGGCGACCTTGAGCGCGAGCTCGACGGCGACGGCGCTCTTCCAGGTCTCGGGCAGGCCGGCGATGGTGCCGACGGTGCCGATCTCGACGCAGCCTTCGACGAGCGCGCTGGTGGCGGGCACCTCGAGCGTGACGGCGTCGGCGTGGTCGAGACCTTGAAGCTTGGACTCGCCGGGCGCGCGCGGCGCGGCGAGCGCGTCGGCGAGGCTGGCCTCGAGCTCGCTGGAGTCCTCGCCGCCTGCGACGAGCGCGGCGAGCTGGCGGATGCGGCGGCGTCTGGCGAAGTCGGCGATGCGCCGCGCGTAGTGCGGCGCGTTACTGGTGAGCGCGGCGCGGCCCAGGGTGACGGCGAGCTCTTGGCGCAGCGGCGCGTCGGTGGCGACCTCGGCGAGCAGCTCGACGCTGTCCAGCGCGCGCCCGTTGGTGGCGTGCTTGATGACGAGGCTGTAGAGGCGGCGCGGCGCTTCCCAGTAGAACGCTTCGGGTGGGGCGACCTCGAGGCAGCTTGGGGCGAGCGCGGGGCGGCTGATGAGCGCGTCGACGAGGGCGCGCTCGAGCTCGCGCGCTTCGGCGATCTCGGCGTCGATCGTCGCGCTCACGGCTCGTCGTCCTCGGCGAGGAGGCCCCGCGCCTCGAGCGCTGCGCGGAGCGGTCCCATAGCGTCGCCGCCGTCGCGTGGGCGCAGCGTGAAGGCGTTGCAGCTGGTGCAGCCTTCGACGAGCCAGTCACCGTCCAGCGGCCCGCTGCGCGCGGCGAAGAGCCGCGGCGGTCCGAACGGCGAGCCGCAATGGGGGCAGAGCTGCTCGCTCATGACGGCGGCTCGAGCAGCCGCGCGAGCAGGTCGATGTCGGCGGGGGTGAGCACGGCCTGCGGGTCGCCTGCCATCCCGGCCTAGCCGAGCCAGGGGCTGATGATGACGGTGGTGCGCTCGGCGCGGCTCCAGCCCTTGGTGACGTGCAGGTCGGCGATCAGGGCGTCGTCGCCGAAGGCGTGGTGTTTGAGCGCGTCCTCGACGAGCTTGGCGACGTTCGAGCAGTCGTGCGCGACGGGCACTGGCATGCGCCGGCCGGTGGCGTTGATGGCGCCCTTGGTCGTCAGGTGGCTGGTGGGCCGGGTGTACTCCAGCGTGACTAGGAGCGCGACGGGCCCGTCGATGCGCGGGCAGCCGGCCTGTTCCCAGCGCAGCCGCCAGGCTTCGATGCCGCGCGCCGTGCGCTTGTCGGGGAAGCTGCGGCCCTGGCCTAGGTGCTTGGGCTCGTGGCGGGTGCGCGGCGGGCCGGCTAGCACGAGCGTGATCGCGGCCTGGCGGAGCGGCTGGGTGTCGAGCAGGCTCACCGCCGGTCCTTCTCGACGGCCATCACCGCCACGACGTTGCCATCGTGTAGCTCGGCCCAGCGTGTGAGCTCGCGCAGCGGCCGGTGCAGCGTCCAGCGCAGGATCGGCGCGGCGTCGACGATCACGGCGTCGTCGTGGCCTGCGCCGTGCTGGCGCTCGACCTCGACGCGCGCGCAGAGTCTGGGGGTGGTGACGACGTAGACGACGCGGACGGCGCTCACGAGTCGTCCTCGAGGATGGTTACGGCGAGCCACTCAGCCGGCCGCTCGCGGCCCGCGACCGCGACCATCGTGGCCATGTCGATGCTGGCCTGAGAGACGGGCACGGCGTAGAGCCGCACGCCGAGCGTCTCGGAGATGCGGGCGAGCATCTCGGCGTTGGTCGCGTGCACGAGCTCGTCGCGCACGGGCGCGCGCAGCCGCAGCCGCTCGACGAGGCGGCCGATCTCGATGCCGCGCACGAACTCGGGCGAGTCGCTGTCGAGCGCGAGCACGCACTCCCAGTTGGCGTCGGCGTCGCTCATGGCTGCTCCGGGAGCGGCACGACGACCCAGCCCTTGCACGGGTACGCCTCGACGCTGCGGGCGAGGATGATGGCGCCGAGGTGGCCGTTGCTCTCCCACTCCTCGCAGATCAGCGCTTCGAGCCACTCGCGCTGCTGGTCTTCGGTGTTGGGCGGCTTGCGGCGCGCGCCGGCGAGCAGCGCGTCGCAGCGCTCGCACTCGCCCGGGTCTGCGTGCATCGCGCCGAGGCCGTGGCCGCGGCGGAAGTCGCGCTCGGCCCACTGCTCGCGCTGCGCTCCGCACTCGCACGCCAGGTGCGTCGCGTACCAGTGGCAGCCGTCGAGATGCATCATCATCCGCCAGGCGTGCGCGTGGACGGGCAGCTCGACGACCTGGCCGCTCATGACCACGCCTCGGCGATCTCGTCGTCGCTGCTGGTAAACAGACGGCGGCACGCCCGCATCAGCTGTGGCCCGCACATCGCCACGAGCCTGTCGGCATCGCGGCATTCCTCGACGACCTCGACCGGCACCGGCACGAGCACGCTGCGAGCTCGCCCGCTGATCAGCGTGCTCGCGCGGAGGATCGTCAGGCCTTCCGCTTCGAGGTCGATCTGGATAGCGCCGGCCGGGTCGCGGATCACGCCCTGGTAGTGGAGCGAGCAGAGCAGCCGCGGGTACGGCTGCACGTCGCCGCCCCACGCCCAGCGCAGCGCGCCATGGCGTCTCATGACCAGCAGCCTTCTTCGCCGCCGCGCCACGGCGCGACGTCGCCGTTGGCGATCTGGCGGGCGGCGGCGAGCGCGGCGGCGAGCGGGTCGAACGCGCTGAAGCCGGGCACGCCGAGGCTGGCCCAGGTGCCGGGCTCGAACTGGAACAGGCCGGCTGCGCCTGAGCGGTTGTAGGCGTTCGGGTCGAACGTGCCGCCGGTCTCGCCTGAGGCGATGCAGAGCAGGATGCTGAGCGGCGCGCCGGTGAACGCGGCGGCGAGCCGCAGCGCGTAGCCGGGGCTCGGTGCGCGGCCGAGTCGTAGCCGCTCGCGGCGCAGCTCGCGCACGAGCCGGCGCCGCTCGTGCCGCTGCCAGTGCACGGCGTCGCGGCTGCGGGTGAGCGCGGCGCGGCAGCGCGCGAGCGTCGAGCAGGGCGCACGCTGCGCCAGCGTCGGCGTTTCGTGGTCGAGCGCGAGAGCGCTGGAGCCGACACCGAACGCGAGCACGGCGCCGAGCAGGATGCGGGTCATGGTGGGGCCTCCGGGTAGCTGGCGGGCTGGTTACGGCCCGTCCGGAGGCGCCCGCTCAGGCGCGTTTAGCCCGTAACCACGCCGGATCCGGCGGTAGGGATAAACGTCTAACGTCCCCCAAGGGGGGTTAGCGGAGTATACTCCCATGGTATGGACACTCCTGCTACCACCTACGACGCGATCATCCGCGTCTCCCGCGTCGGCGAACGCGAGCGCATCAAGAGCCCCAAGCAGCAGCGCGCCGACATCGCCGCCTGGGCCGCCGAGCGCGGGTACGTCATCGGCGAGTGGATCGAGGAACTCGACGTCAGCGGCAAGACCACGGACCGCGTCGGCCTCGGCCTGGCGCGGCGCCGCGCGCTTGCCGGCGAGACGGCCGGGTTCGTCGTCTACGACATCAAGCGCTTCTCCCGCAACACCGTCGAGGGTCTGGTCTTCGCCGACGAGATGACCAAGGCGGGGCGGCACTTCTTCTCGCTCTGCTACCACAACGGCGACGGCGACTTCTCGACCAACGAGGGCCGCTACGACCTGATCAAGAAGCTGGGCGCGGCGGAGTACCAGCGCGGCGAGCTGAAAGGTCACTTCGACCGCGGCGTCAAGGAGACGATCGAGGCGGGCGTGCACCTGCAGGCGCCGTTCGGCTACAGCAAGCCCGGCCCCGCCGAGCCGCTCGTCATCAACGACGCCGAGGCACCGACCGTGCGCCGCATCTTCGAGCTGCGCGCCGACGGCTGGTCGTGGCAGGCCATCGCGAGCGAGCTGAACGAGCACTGGGCGGCGCCGCGGCGCCGTCACGGCCGCCAGCCGCTGTGGCAGTTCCCGACGGTCGCCTACATGGCGAAGAACGAGGTCTACCTGGGCACCGCCTGGAACGGCGCGCACCGCTATCCCGACGCGCACGCCGCGATCGTCGACGCCGAGCTGTTCCACAAGACCAACCGCACCAAGGGCACGCGCCCGATCGGCAACCCGGACGGCAACCTGCTGACCGGGCTGCTGCGCTGCGCGACCTGCGGCTACGTGATGGGCCGCCGCGGCAAGCTCTACGCCTGCACCGGTCACCACGCCCGCGGCGAGTGCCCGGCGCGCGCCTACATCAGCGTCAAGCGCATCGAGCAGCACGTCGCCGAGCGCTTCATCCGCGACTGGCTGGTCGACCTGCCGGAGGCCGGCGGCAACGCCGACACGAGCGATGACGTCGACACCGCGCTGGCCGCGCAGCAGCGCGCGCTCACGGTCTACGAGCGCGTGCTCGGCATGGTCGGCGACTACGCCTCGGAGATCGAGCGCGTGAGCTTCGAGCGGCGTCTGGCGGAGGCTCGCACGGCGCTCGCGGCCGCCGAGCGCGAGGTCGCGGCCGCGCGCATGCGGGCGCGCTCCGCCGACCTGCCGGAGGACCTCGACGAGGCGACCTGGGCCACCTTCGGCGTCGCGGATCGCCGCCACCTACTCTCCACCGTCTACGCCGCGATCGTCGTCAACCACGATCCGAGCGGCGGGCGCGCTCCGATCGGCGAGCGCGTGCCCGCCTCGCACTTCCTGCGGCGCGACGATGCGCCGACGGACAACCGGGACCTGATCGGGTTCGTCGCCGGGCTCCAGCAGGTGCCAGCGCGTCCCGGGGTAGCGGCGGCGTAGCAGGTCGAGCCAGGCCTGCGCGAGGTCGTCGCGGAGGCTCACAGCCGGTAGCCCCGTAGCAGCGCCGCGAGCACGCGCAGGTCGACCGCTACAGCGTCCAGGCGCTCCGCTAGGGCCAGCGCCTCTGCGTCCGGCGCCGCGTCCTCCAGCGTCGTGCTGGCGGCCTCCTGCAGCGCGCTGGGCAGCACGTTCTCGGCGGCCCGCGCGAGGCCGCCGATGACGACGAGCGCGTACGGCGGCGGGCTCAGCTCAGCCACGAGACTCCCTCAGGTCGCGGGCGATCGAGCGGCGCATCACCTCGGCAGTGGTCGGCGCTCGCGGCTCCAGCGCTTCGGTGAGCGCGTCGCGGCTGATCTGCTGCACGACGAGCTGCGCGTCCTCGATCGCGCGGATCGCGACGGCTAGGTGCTCGTCGCCGAGCTCGCCGAGGTCATCCGCGTAGCAGCCGCGAGCGGTGCGTGCCGCGCCGAGCGCGTCGGAGTGCAGCACGAGCAGGCTGGCGACGGGATCGTTCACGCCGGCCGTCCGCGCGGCTGCACGTAGCAGGAACAGCAGACCTGCCGCGCGTACGAGCGGCCGGCGCACTGCCGCAGCTGGTCGCAGCGCGCGCAGGCGCGGTAGCCGCGCCACGCGAGCAGCGCCCACTCCGCCGCGCGACGCTCACACCGCGCCTGAGCGGTGACGGTCACGATTCCAGCCTCGCGCGAGCGCTTCGAAGCGCTGCCGGGGAGGACGGGCTCGCTCACGGCGCCAGCCTACCGGCAGCTGCCGACTTGCACGTGCCGCGCAGCGTGTGTACGCTTGCTGGCCCTGTTCCCCGACGAAGGAGGCTCGGCTCATGGCAATCAGCACGGTGACGGACGGCAGGAGTCCGCTCTACGAGTCGAAGTTCCTGGCCCACCAGGTCGAGTGGGAGTACGACGCCGACGTGCCGCTCGACAGCATGGTGTTGCGCGAGGGCACGCAGGTGCGCCAGCTGACGGACATCGCGCCGTCGGGCCAGGTCAGCCTGTACGCCGTCCAGATGGACGCGGGCGAGCAGTTCCCGGCGGTGATCCTCTGGCAGGACATCATCATCGACGGCAACACCCGGATCCACGCGGCCCGCAAGATCGAGCGGGTGGCCCTGCCCGCATACCGGATCAAGTGCCGCAACGAGCGCCACGCCCGCCAGGTCGGCGCCGCGATCAACCAGACCAACGGCCGCCGCCTCGCCCTCGACGAGGCGCGCACCGCCGCCGCGGACATGAGCATGGACGGCTTCTCGGACGCCTTCATCGCCCGCGAGCTCGGCCTCGACGCGACCAAGGTGCGGCGCTGGCGCCAGGTCCAGGACGCGACCGACCGGGCCGACAAGCTCGGGCTGGGTGACAAGGCCGCGGCGATCAGCTCGACCAACCTCGCGAAGCTCGCGCAGGTCACGCACGACGCGCCCTTCCAGGCGCTCGTGGAGACGGTGGCCGACTACGCCGTGGACAACGCGCAGATCACCGAGCTGCTGAGCGAGACGCGCGAGGCGGCCAGCGACGAGGCGGCCGTCAGCATCATCCTCGAGGCGCGCGAGCAGCTCGCGTCGCGCAGCGACCGGCGCGCGTCGCAGCTCACGCTGCGGGTCACGGCCCGCGAGGCCAACAAGTCGATCAGCTCGCTGGTCAAGCACGACGCCTCCTACTGGGTCGACGCGACCGTGATCGAGGACCAGGCGCCGCGCTGGCGCGAGCTGCTCGCGTTGGCGCAGGCGGTCGTCGCCGAGTACGACCGGCTCGCGAAGTGAGCGGCGCGCCCGACGACGAGGCGGCCTACCGGGAGCACTGGCACACCGAGCACTACCGGCGCAGCGTCGGCAACGAGCTGGTCGGCCCGCTTTGGGATGCGCTCGTGGACGGCGGCGAGCAGGGCTCGACGGTGCCGCAGCTGCGCGACCGGCTGGCCGACGATCGGCGGGTGCGTCAGACGCAGTCGTGGTACCTGAGCTTCGGGGCGGAGCAGCGGCTTCGCCCCGGGGCTCGCTACCAGCAGCGTTATCGCGGCATGGATCCGGACCTGCGGCTCGGCATCGTGCCCGCGGACGAGGAGATCGCCTGGACGTGGACGCCGGAGCAGCGGTTCCGCTACGCACTGACCGAACGGGTGCACCGGGAGATCGTTACGATGCGGAACCGCGGCTCGGCCGTGCTCGTCGGCACCAGCGGGGATTCCGCACAAAAGTCGGAACTTCTGTACGGAATCATCGCGAAGGGCAGGGGCGCTTTCGGTGACCGCCTGCCGCTCTACGCCGCGGGCACCGTGCCGCTGGTCACGGCCCTGAACCCGCGCTGCGAGTGCGGCAAGGTGCATCACACGACGTACAAGCGGCCGTGGGTCTACCACGAGGGCCTCGGCCCGGACCCGTTCGCGCTGCGCCAGACCTGGCTCGAGGAAGCGCGCCCGGTGATCGATCGGGGAGTCCTGCCGCAGTACGCGCTGGATCTGCTGCGGCGCGCCGCGGACCTGCTCGACGAGCAGTGATCTGCGCTCACGACCAGCAGCCGTCGTCGCGCGAAACACAGCTCGCAGACGGCGTAGGTGTGCATGAAGCGAAGCGCCCCCGAGACGATGCGTGCCTCGCGGTCGGCGCGCCGCTCGGCCTCGGCGAGGTCGATGACGCCGCCCTCGAGCAGGGCGCGTAGCTCGCCGCCGAGTGCCTCGATGCGGTCGCGCTGCTTGCGCGCCTCGAGGGCCGTGCGGTGCGCGGCGTCGAGCGCGACGCGGCCCTGCAGGACGTCGTCGGCGAGCGCGTCGAGCGCGTCGTCGTCGAGCGCCTCCACGATGTCGAGCACGACGCCGGCTTCCTGGACGGCCTTCGCCCAGGCGCTAGCGGAGGATCCTCCGTTATCCGCTGGCACGCTGCCCCTGGCGAAGCGCCCGCTCGCGTGCCGCTTGTTCGCGTGCACGAGGCCGAGGGCGGTTGCCATCGCGCGCTGGCCGGTGGAGAGGTGGCGGCGCTGCGCGTTGACCTGGACGATGAACGCGACGGGGTCGCCGTCGTAGACGAGGAAGGCGGGCTCGACGCCGGCCAGGGCGCAGGCGGCGGCGCGGTTGCGCCCGTCGAGGCCGAGGCCGTCCGGGTTCATGGTGCAGGGCACCATCTGGCCGATCTCGCTGATGCTGGCGGCCATCTCGCGCAGCTCGTCCTCGGGCATGAGCGGGAAGCGCTCGGCGAGCGGGTGCCAGGTGCCCGACCAGGTGGCGCTCATGCGAGCCGGCCGGGGTCGAGGATCGCGTCGGCGCGCTCGAGCGTGGCGTTGGCGGTCTCGGACTCGAACGCGAGCACCGGGACGCCGAGGCGCTCGATCAGGCCGGAGATGTGCTCGCGCCACTCCTCGTTGACGCGGCCGTCATCGTCGACGGGCATATCGACGCCGCGCAGGATGAGCACGTCACCCGGCTCGGGGTGCAGGAGCTGCAGCTCGGCGCCGAGCTTGCCGGCGCGAAGCTGCGCGTTCTCCTCGCGCAGCGCCTCGAGCAGGTCGCGGTGGATGCAGCCGTGCGGCGCGTCGATGTAGGGCTCGTCGCTCACGCGAGTCGGCCTTGGTCGGGGTTGGTGTCGGCGTCGAGCCGGTCGAGTCGTTCGCGGGCTTCGGCTTCGCGGGCGCGTTGCAGCGGCGTGTCGCCGGGTGCTTGCTCGGCGGGCGCGGCGGAGCCGGAGCCGTACTCGGCGTCGAAGTCGGCGACGGCCTGGCGGTCGGCTTCGGCGGCGGCGCGGACGCGCTCGGCGGCCTTACGCTCCTCGTCGGGCTGCCGCGGCGCCTTCTGCTGCCGCGCCTTGCCGGTCTGCGAGTCCTCGAGCTGCTTGAGGGCCTTCTCGGACCAGCGGTGCACGATCAGCGGCGCGATGCCGACGATCCGGAGCGTCGCCTGGCGGACGTCCAGCTCGGGGATCTCCAGCGAGCGGATATCGGGTGTCGGCAGGACTTCAGGGACGACGTCGGGCTCGTCGTCCGGCTCGACGTCGCTGTTGCTCTTGGCGGTGCGTGTGCGGGTGCTCATGGCTGGTAGCCTCCGGCTGTCCGTGGTGGTAGGTGGGCGGCTCGCGTCGCTATCGCGAGCCGCCCGCGTCATGGGGTCGCGCCGCGGCCACCTTCACCGGCGGCCCCGGCTGTAGCAGTCGCGGCAGACCTGCCGCGCGTAGGAGCGGCCGGCGCACTGCCGCAGCTGGTCGCAGCGCGCGCAGGCGCGGTAGCCGCGCCACGCGAGCAGCGCCCACTCCGCGGCACGCCGCTCACGCCGGGCTTGGGCCGTGACGGTCACGGCGCTATCCGCCAGTCGGCGCCGAGCCGGACGGCCTGCTCGACGAAACGGCCGATCGGGACCGCGACCCCTTGAGTCGGGTGACTGCCGCGATGCGTCGTCACGCGCTGTGCCCGAACCTTCCACGCCTGGCGCGCGATGCGAAGCATGGTCGCGGTCGGGAGCGCCACGAGCACGGAGAGATCGGCGAGCACGAACGCCCACCAGTCGGCCTCGGTGGCGGCGATGCCGCTCGGGAGCCAGGCACTCTCGCGGGCGCCAGGCGGTCGCCGCAGGCAGGCGAACTCGACGTAGACGCGGCCGGTCTCGCGGGCCCGGTCGTCGGTCTTGATCTCGACGGTGCCGTCACGGAGGCCGTCAGCGATGCGCGCGACGAAGAGCTGGCCCTGGTGGCCTAGCTCGGCGTCGAGGTCGAAGCGTGGCTCGTAACCGGGCGCGTGGCGGCGGTCCTGGACGCTGCGGTGGTCGCTCACGCTTCGCGCCCCCAGACGTCCCAGCCGAGCCGGCGCTGGCGCGCAAACATCTCCAGGTACGGGCCGGGCGACGCGCGCTGCACGAGGTCGTAGAACGCCTCGGGCTTCGCCGAGTGCCGGCCGCGGGGCGCTTCGAGCCAGTTGCGCTCGTCGCGGACGAGCGTCCGGAGTCGGCCGCGGACGCCGAAGAGGACGTGCTCGGTGGAGCTGCGGAAGTAGTTGCCGAGCCCGATCTGCGGCTTCACCCAGGTGAGGCAGGTGCGGTACTCGAAGCCCCAGGCGTCGACGAGGTCGAACGCTTCGCGGAGGAAGCCGTTCGTCGTCCAGAGGTAGAGATGCGCCTGCTCGGCGGCGCGCTCCTCGACGTCGAGCCCGGCGAGCTCGGCAAGGCTCATCGTGGCGTAGTGGTCCTCGGCGGCGCCGCGCGTCGCGCGGTTGTCGTAGCGCCAGGGCGGGTCGGCCACGATCGTGCGGTAGACGCCCTCGGGCAGCGGGCCCGGGTCGAGCGGGACGTCGTCGTCGCTCCGCATCGGCAGCGCGTCGCGGACGATGGCGTGCCAGGAGCCGAACTGTCTAACGGCGTTAGACAGTTGGTCGGCGGTCGGGAAGCGCTCGTAGAACCGCATGCGGTGCGTGATCTCGGCGCGGCTGACGCCGACCTCGTCGACGACTCGCGCCAGCTCGCCGTTCGCGAGTCGGCCGGCGTCGCCGCGGCGCTTGACGAGCGTCTCGCCGAACCACCAGCGGGCGCGTAGGCCGTCGGCGTCCGAGTGGACGACCTCGTCCTCGTAGCGGACAAGCTCGGCAAGCCAGGGGTCGACGGCGGGCGCTTCCACGAGCGGCTAGGCGAGTTGGCCCTGGTCGGGGTTGGTGTCGGCGTCGAGCCGCTCGAGCCGCTCTTGCGTCTCGAGCTCGCGGGCACGCTCGACGGCCGTGCTCTGCGGATCGGGGCTCCACGACGTGGCGCCCGCCCCGTACTCGGCGTCGAAGTCGGCGACTGCCTGGTCGGGGGCCGCGGCGGTCGCCTCCCCGGCTGCTGGGGGGACTGCTGCCGTAGGGTTGGGCGCCGCCGCGGCGTTCTCGGGATCGTTGCGCGCGGCCAGGTCGGCGACGAGCTGCTCGATGATGCTCGAGGCCTCGAGCATCGTCAGCTCGCTCGAGGAGGCGAGCGTGCGGTCGACGACCTTCGAGCAGTAGGCGAGGCGCGCGGCGCGGTCGCGGCTGTCGATGCCGAGGTCGCGCAGGCTCGCGTTGAGCTTGCGCTGCTGCGCCTGGGTGATGAGCGCGGCGGGCGGCGGCTCGCCGGGCGGCGCCGCCGGCGTGGTGTCGGGCTCCTCGCCGGGTAGCAGCGTCACCGCGCGCGCCGCGCGTGGTGCGGACGCGGCCGCTGGCGGGGCTGGGCGAGCCGCTGGCGCGCGGCGGCGCCGCGTCGCGGGGTCCGGCTCACGCGGGCCGCCGCCGAGCGCAGCGGGCGTCCCAGGCTCGTCGTCGAGCTCGTCGTCGACGAGCAGCCCGCCGATGATGTCGGGGAAGATCAGTCGGCACAGCTCGCCGGTGGCGCGCGCCATCAGCATTTGCGCGGGGTAGCGCTGATGGTTGGCGCGCGCGGCGAGGCCGGCGCGGCGGACGCGGTCGGGTGTCCAGATGCTCGTGAACTCGACGCCGGAGTCTGAGCGGCGCCCGTACAGTTCGACGCGCTCATCGCGCGACACGCGCGGCTCGATGATGTGCCCGGCGCTCATCACCTGCGCGCGCATGAGCAGCGCCGAGGCGCCCACCTTGCCGTCGATCACGTGCAGCTCGCTGAGGCCGAACATCAGCGGCAGGCCGCGCTCGTGCGCGACGAGCAGCGCGGCGAGCACGGCGTCGGGGCGGCCACGCAGGGTGGCGGGGACGACCTCGGTGCGGGCGATCGCGTCGGCGAGGCGCGCGGCTGGCTCGAGCACCTCGAGCACGCTCGCGCGCCACGGCGTGCCGGCGCCCAGCGTGCCGTTGTGAGCCGGTACGAGCGCGTTCATGCGGCGACCCTCGGCGCCGCCAGCGCCTCGCCGAGCGCCGCGTCGCTGGTCGCGAGCGCGTCGGCGCTGCTCTTCGACCAGCGCGCCAGCTCGAGCGCGAACAGGAAGATCCGGAACGTCTGAGGCGAGGCGTCGACGGGGATCAGGTCGTACGTCGCGTCGTCGCGCAGCCAGACGACACCGGCCGCGTCGACCTCCGGCAGCGGCTGCTCGGCGCCCGCCTCGTCCAGGTAGAACTCGGCGTTTCTGTAGGCGGCGCTCTGCAGCGCGGCCTCGGGGAACGGGCCGCGCACGCCGGTCTTGAAGTCGAGCAGCCAGGTGCGAGCGTCGGCGAGTTCGGCGACGAGGTCGAGGCGGCCGGCGTAGCCGCGGCTGCGGTTGAAGACCGGCTGCTCGAGCAGCAGTTCGCGCGGCTGCCAGACGGCGGCGAACGCGAGGTAGGCGTCGATCAGGCCTCTCGTCTCGTCGCTGGTTGTGATCTCCTCGCCGACCGCGAGGCGCGTGGCCAGGTCATGCACGTCGGTGCCGCGCGTCGCGGCGCGGCTGCGGGCCTCCTGGTGGGCGGCGCGTAGCCGCTTTGAGCGCTCGCTGATCGCGCAGGCGGCGAGCTCGTCCCACGCGTCGATCGCGTAGTCGGCGGTGACGCCGGCGGCCCACCCAGTCAGCGCGGGCTTGGCGAGCGCCAGGTCGAGCACGCGCGTGACGCCGAGCACCTCGTCGCCGTCGATGCGGTAGCGGTGGTTGCCGAACGTGCCGGTGCTCGTCACGGCTCGCCCTCCTCCTCGTCTCGTCTGCGCCGCCCGCGTGGGCGGCGCCGCTCATCAGCGCTGGGCGCTCTCCTCGCCGGCGAGCTCCTCGAGGGGAACGTCGAGCGCGGCGGCGAGCGCGCAGGCGGCGCGCAGGCTCGGCCTTGAGCTGCCCGCCTCGTACGCCTTGATCGTGCGCACGCTCAGTCCGGAGCGGCGTGCGAGCTCGGGCTGGGAGTAGCGGCGGGCGGCGCGCCAGGCGCGGATTCGGCCTCCGAACACCTCCGCGTTCCCCATGCCGGAAGGGTAAGAATCTGCCCCGGGATCCGCAAGTGCGAATTGTTGCACCAGCGGAAATGCGGCGAATGCAGGGCGGGGCGGTGTACTGCACCCCCGGGCGGGGTAGGATGCTGCACCTTGGGGGGTACGGGCGCGGCGTGTGACGGCATGAATCTCGACGACGAACACCAGGCCGTCAGCGCGCGCCTGCGCGCCGCGCGCGCCTCGTCGGGCCTGACCATCGACGCGCTCGCCGAGGCGACGCAGATCAAGCGCCGCACGCTCGTGAACTACCTCAACGGGTCGACGCGGATCCCGCTCTCGGCGGCGCTGCGGCTGGCGCGGGTGACCGGCGTGACGCTCGACTGGCTCGCGGCCGGCGACGAGCGCCGCGGGCGCCGCTCATCCTGAGGCGGGGGTGCGGCGCGCCGCCCGGCGGCGGCTGCTAGGCACTTGACCCGCGCCCCCTGCTCGGGCAATATTTCGCCCCACGGATGGCCCCGTTGGGGAGGCGCACGATGGACGACGCAGGCAGCACGCTGACGGCGATGGGCGACGTCGACCTGGTGCGGCTCGTGCCGTTCGTACGGGTCAGCGTCGGCGAGTGCAGCGTCGACCTAGCGCCGTGGGAGGCCGAGGCGCTCGCCAAGCGCATCACGATCGCGGCGTCGGCGTCGTGCGCGGCAGCGACGACCGCCTCGTTCCTGCACTACGGCCTCGGCTTGTCGCTCGAGCAGGTCGCGCCGCTCATCGACGGGCTGCGTAACGCGCTGCTCTCGCCGAGCGGCGAGGCGGAGCGTGACGCGCTGCGCAGCGAGCGCGCCTACAACGCCGCGGCGCGCTTCGGTGTCGGCGGTCCGGAGGCTCCGGCGTCGTGAAACGGCTCCGGGAGGTCGCCGCCCGATGTTCTACGATGAACCCCCCAGCGGGGACGCCGAAGCGCCAATGGGCGGCGCGGTCCGGCGTCCCGGATCGGAGTGTACGTTGGACGACTTCGTGGCACGTGACCACGAGCTGGAGGCGGCGCACGAGCGCTCGGGCGAGGCGCTCGCCGAGCACCGCTGGCGCTGGACGCTCGACGAGTCGAACCCCGAGCGCGTGTCGCTGCGCGAGTACGCGCGGCGGGTCGGCCGCGACCAACGGACGATCAGGGCGCAGGCGCACGGCTTCGCCGCCTGGCATGCGCGGGGTGAGGCCGTCGACGGCCTCACCCTCCACGAGCACATCGCCCGCGAGCGGATGAGCGCCGAGAAGGTCGAGGCGACCGAGGCCGTGGCGGCCGCCCGCGGGTCGTCGTTCACCGCCGCTGCGCATCCGCAGCAGCGTGCCGAGGTCAGGCAGGTGCTGCAGCAGGCGCAGGACCGCGCCGAGCGCAAGGGCACGACCGTGAGCGACGAGCTGCCGGCGGTGGCCGAGTGGCGCGAGCAGGCGCGGCGCGCCGAGGCGAACCGCAAGGACGAGCTGCGTCGCGCCAAGGGCGCCATGCTGGTGCGGCTCGAGGGGCACCTGGGCGCCGCCATCCGCGACCTGCGCGAGGCGCTCGCGGTGGCCCGCGACATCGACTTCGACGACGAGCAGGTGGAGCTGATCTCCGACACGCTCGGCTCGCTGCGCACGATCGTCGGCCTGATCGACGTGCGGCTGACCGGCCAGACCGGGATCGACTGGGACCGCGCCTTCGCCGACGTGATGGAGGGAGGCGAGTCGGCATGAGCGCCGCCGACGACCGTGCGGGCGAGATCTTCGACGCGCTCGTGGCGGCACCCAACGGCATGACCAAGACCGAGCTCTGCGCGCAGCTCAGTTACACGAACAAGCAGTTCGTGGACGGCATCCGCGCCGCGCGGCTGGTGCTGGCCGATAACGACACGGTCTTCATCCTGGCCGACCCCGACACGCGCTACCGCGGCACGTGGCGCTATCGCCTGGTCGGCGGCGCGACGCTGGTCGACGCCGAGCAGAGCGGGTGGACGGCGAACCGCATCGGCGACGCGCAGTCGCGCGTGCAGTTGCTCGCCAAGGCGATGGCCGTGGCTAAACGCGCGACCAAGCCCGGCACCGTGCTCGGCCGCAAGGCGCGCGAGATGGAACGCGTGCTGCGCCACCTGGTTGAGGATCTGGACGCGATCGACGCCGAGATCTGACGCGCGCTGCACGCGAAGGGCGCCCTCGGGCGCCCTTCGCGTGGTCCCACCCGCCGCCTCAGAAGTAGCGCCGCGCGCCGATGTCGCCGCGCAGCCCGTCGCGCCAGTAGCTCGAGAACGAGGTGATCGTGGCCGGCTCCGATCCGAAGGTGAAGAGCCGGTCGTTGCCCAGGTACATGGCTGTGTGCGCCGAGACGCCGCCGCCCTGGTCGCCGTAGAAGGTGCAGTCGCCGGCCGCCATGGCCGAGCTCGTGAGCGCGATCTTGGTGCCGCGCGTCTGCATCGTGCCGGTGTTGTGCACCGCGAAGCCCTCAGCGAAATACGTGCCGCTGGTCGTCTGGATGCTCTGCACCTCCTGCATTCCCGCCGACTCGACTGCGACCACTCGGGCTTGATGCTTGGTCAGCAGTCGAGCACTCTCGACGTCCATGTTCGCGATCAGGCGTTCTGGCCGGACGCGGCCGAGGAACTCCATCGCGGCTGTCATCCCACCACCGTTCGAGGTCATGTCGATGCGCGGCTTGATGCCAGGGCGCTCGATCGTGCGTAGCTCCCACGAGCCATAGCGTTCGGCGACCGTGACGAGACGGTCTGCCGTTGGGCCGATGGCCTGAGTCACACCGACTGCGGAGGGAAGGCCACGGCGACTGGCGCGGCGCTTGATGTGGCCCTCGCCATCGAACATGCCAGCCAGCCAGCCAGCCTCGTACGCCTGCTCGTGCGTCCACGGAAGGAAAGGACGAACGAGGTTGAGGCCCACGAGGCGTTCCGTGCCTCTCCACTCGTAACCACCGCGTGTTCTCGGTGGGGCGCACAGGGCGAGCCAGGGCTGGTCAGTTGAGCAGACGAGGGATTCGCCCGTATCGAATCGCACGCGCACGCACGACTTGTGCGAAAGGAAGGAGGCCACAACCCGTGCACGGCGATAGCGACGGCAACCGTTGTACTGCCGCGGGTCACGCTCGTCGTCGAATCCCCACACCACGTCCCCGACCTCGACTTCGCCAGCCGCCCGCCAGCGCAGGTCAGCCGTCAGGACTCGGGCCTCAGGCAGGAAGCAGTAGCCCGAGCCGTCGAAGTCGTTGCCGGAGGGGTCGGGGCCGCCCGCCTGCTGGTAGAGGCGGTGGATCGAGCCCGAGCAGTCGCCGAGCAGCACGGGCTCAAGCGGGCCGCGCTCGTAGGGCCGCTGCTGCGTGTAGGTGCTCGCCGTCGCGACGTAGTCCTCGGCCAGCGTGACGAGGTTCGAGCGCACGCCGCCCGACGAGCCCGCGCCGGCGTCGCCCGCGGCCGATGTGGCGGCCCCCTCGGCCAGGTCCATGGCGTAGGCGTCCATGAAGGCCCAGATGCACTCCCAGGTGCCCTGGCTGATCTGGTCGGGCGCGATGTCCTGGTCGGTGAGCCCGGCGAAGAAGCCGATGTCGCCCTGCAGGCCCTGGCCGAAGACGCCGTTGCGCACGTTCTGCGTCTGCGCGCCGAGCATGCGCCAGAAGGCCTGCTGGGCGGCGCGCACGCGGTCGCCGCTTGAGCCCTTCGCGAGCGGCGCCGGCAGCGTGGTCGCAAGGCCGAGCTTCGCGCGCAGGTAGAGCGAGGTGCCGTAGTCGTCGACGTAGGGCCAGAGCGCGTTCAGCGTGGGCTGGCCCATCGCGCCCGAGGCCTCGATGCCGTGCGAGCGCTGGAAGGTCTGCATGTCGGTGAAGGTGCCGTCGCCGAAGGCGCCGGTCGGCGTCAGCACCGTGCGCTGGCCCTTGGCGCGCAGGGCGGCCTGCAGCGCGCGCTGCACCGCCTGCACGTCCTTGCCCGAGGCGCCGCGCTCGAGCGTGCGCTTCTTCTTGGGCGCCGCGATGCGGCTCATGGCGCCGCCTCGTCGACCGCCGCGAGCCCGGGCCGCGCGTAGTCGCCCACGAAGTCGGCGCCGTCCTCGAGGTCGCGCGCGGCGGGCTGCGGGTCGGGCGTCTCGAGGACGTCGAGCTCGTCGTCCGGTGGCGTGCTCATGGCGCCTCGACGACGTAGGTCACGTTGGCCTCGTTGATCGGCTCGCGCACGCCGTCGTCCTCCTTCCAGGGGTACTTCGCGCCCCAGGTCGTGGCGCGGCTGCCGCAGCGCACCGCGTCGCGCATGTGCAGCCCGTGCATTGGGTGGCGCAGGCGGCCGCCCTCGAGCACGATGTCCGAGCACTTGCCGGAGAGCCAGACGGCGGCGTTGCCGGAGCCCTTGTAGACGTTCGTGTAGGCCGCGAAGCCGATGCTGACGTCGTGCGCCATCGAGGCGTAGATGCCGTCGACGTGGATCGGCCAGTTCTTGTCGGTCGGCCAGCCGCGCGGGCGCAGGCCCGTGTCGGTCGGCCGCTGCACGCCGTACCAGTGGTCGATCGTGAGGTCGTGCGTGCCGCCGACGAGGTCGATGCAGTGGCCGCCGCACTCGATCGTCGAGATCTGCCCGACGTGCCCCGAGCCGCCGCGGAAGATGACGGCGTGGTCGTTGACCGCCGGGTCCTCGACCCAGCGCCCGTCGATCACGGTGAGCCGTTCGATCTCGACCTCGTCCTGGAAGACGGCCTGGCCGCGGATGATCGTCAGCGAGCGCAGCGTGACGGGCGCGGTGAAGCGCACGAAGCCGGCGTCGCCGGTCAGGAACCAGTCGGCGTCGGGCTCGAGCACGGACTGGCGGTACACGGTCTGCTTGGCCATCTCAGCGCCTCCCTGGCAGGGTCATGGTGACGGTGGTCGTCTGCGGCGGCCGCGTTGCCGACCACAGCTCGGCGGCCGCCAGGCCGGCGCAGAAGCCGAGGCTCAGCGCAGCCGCCACGAGCAGTCCTCGTGCCCGTGCCCTGGCTCGTGCGCGCCGGCGCCGGCGCCGATCGTCCTCGGCGATTAGCGCTGCTAGCTGGCGCACGCGCTCGGGTGGCTCTAGCATCGAGCTGAGCGGGTGGCGCACCGAGACTGATCCTCCCGGCCCGCCGCCCGCTCATCGCGCCGCGCGACATCAGTCACCGTGGCCGCGGCCGTTGCCGAAGACGTTGGTGACGACGACGACGAGCGCGCTGAGGATCGCGACGCCGCCGAGCACGCGCTCGCCCGCGTCGTGCGCGATCACGATGACGAGGGCGCCGGCCGCGAACATGATCATGGCGACCAGCACCAGCCAGAGCGTGCGGCTGATCCACCACACGGGCTAGATGCCGCGCAGGCGGATCGGGACGGCTTCGATCCAGCGCAGCATGAAGGTCATGCCCGCGTTCGTTACGCCGCGGTACTTGCAGGTGATCGTGATCGGCGTGCCGCTCGTGCCGAGGTTCTTGCGGCGGGTGCGCATCACGCTCGCGGTCTGCGCGGGGCCGACCTGGATCGAGTCGGCGTCGACGGCGGCGGTCGCGCCGATCTGGATGCTCATGCAGAGCGTGTTGCCGGCCGGCGCGCCGGTGCCGAGGAAGCCGTAGCTGATGAGGTAGTCGCCGCCGCTGGGTAGCACGATCGAGGGGCCGGCGGTGCCGCTCGTGGGGTCGCCGTAGGTGGTGGCGGTGGTGCCGCAGTTGGTGTCGTCCTCGGCGTGGATCGGCATGCCGCCGGCGAACGCCCAGGTGCTCGTGGCGGAGTCGTAGCGCAGGTGCCAGATGCCGCTCGGGCCGTTGTCGACGGTGAGGTAGAACTCGTCGCCCTCTTGCGGTGCGCGCAGCGACTGCTCCGCCCAGCCGCCGAGCGGGATCGGTGCGGTGGCGGGGAACCAGGCGGCGCCGGTGTCGATCCAGAGCGCGACGGGGTCGCCGGGGATGAGCGCGTTCGAGGCGTTGACGCCGCTCAGGTAGAGGCGGCCCCAGACGCCGGCGGCGGGGCGCGCGGAGAGCGGGCCGCGGAGGATCGGCACGAGGCCGTCCTCGATCGTCGCGATGTCGTGCAGGTGGGTCGGGACGTCGGCCTGGTCGGTGCCGGCGGGGTAGGGGATGTTGAGACGCGGGGTGTGCAGGCTGGCGGCGGGCATGCGCAGCTCCTAGGGGTGCTCGATCGTGTCGTAGTCGACGGCCGGCCAGGCGTTGTAGGTCGCGTAGCGGCCGTCGAGCTCGTCGTAGGTGGTGCCCGACACCAGCTGCTGCGTGAGCAGGATGCCGGCGGGCTTGGCGGCCATGGCGGCGGCCAGCGTGGCGGCCGGGTCGGGCGTCTCGTCGGTGCGGGTGGTGATCATGGCGGCGTAGGCGTCGCCGCCCACGCGCTCGTCGAGGTACGCGAAGCGGCTGCCGGTGAGCGTGGGCTTGACGGCCGCCTCGATCGCGGCGGGCGTGCCGCGCCGCCAGCCGGCGTGCTGCGCGATGGCCGCGCGCGCGCTGGCCTCGTCGGTGCCCGGCGCGAGCTCGACGCCGACGAACTGCGCGAGCCAGGGTAGGCCCGCGGCGGGGCAGGCGGCGGGGTCGAGCACAACGCTCCAGCCGCACCAGGGCGGGTCGTCGCGGGCCAGCGCGTCGACGTCCTCGAAGGTCTGCGCGCAGGCGCGCAGGTAGCTTTCGAGGTCGGCGTTGAGGACGGGCCCCAGATCGCCCAGCAGGCGGGTGGCGACGCTCACCCGGCGACCGCCGTGACGCTGAGCGTGCCGGGCGTCGGCATCGTCTCGGGCGTGGCCAGGGTCACGTCGGCGCTGCCGCCGTTCACGGTCAGCGTGACGATGTACTTGACGCCGGCCACCGCGTTGATCACGCTCGCGACCTCCAGGTAGCGCACAACCTGGTCGACCGTGAACGCGCTCGCCGAGTCGCTCGCGAAGTTGCCGCCCCACGTGGCCGGGTTGAGGTAGTCGCTGAGGGCGGCCGTGACGCGCGCCTCGACGTCGCTCATGACCGAGCCGGCGAGCACCGTGAAGGTGGTGGTGACGTCGATCGCGGCGGTCGTGATGGTGATGGCGTGCACGACGAAGTTGACCTCGCGTAGGCCGTCGAGCAGCGTCACGACGTCGCTTAGCGCCTGTGTCGTAGCGGGCTGGCCGTTGGGCCCGACGCAGACCACGGTGACGTTGCGCTCGGCGTTGGTGACGGGCGGCGGGCCTGGGTCGTAGAGGTCGATGGCGCCGGCCCGCGCTACGCCGTCGACGGTCGTCGCGAGCACCGCGAAGTCGTCGGGCAGCACGGGGCTGATGCTGAGCAGCTGCAGCTCGGCGGCGAGGCGGTTGCGGTAGTCGTCGTCGCTCTCGGCCTCGGCGCCGCCCGAGGTCGTGCCCTGGCTTGTGCAGTCCTGCACCCAGGCGAGCGCGTCGAGGCAGAGCGCCGGCCCGGCGGGGATGTCGTTGCCGCTGGTGCCAAGCTCGATGCTGACGACAGGCACGTCGAGGGTGGTCGCGCCGGCCGCGAGCGTGGCGTCGACCTGCGTCTGGAAGCCGACCTGCATGCCGGGGCTGCCGAGCGCGAACTGCGTGCCGGCCGGCAGCAGGTAGCCGGCGTTGTCGATGGCGATGATGTGGACGCTGCCGTTGGCGGGCGCCGCGGCGTTCGGCGCGAGCCCGATGACTTGCTGGCCGTAGCGCTTGAAGATGCCGTCCGGCACGTCGGCGGCGATGTCGCGCGTCTCGGCTGCTTCACGTGCAACAGCCTCGATCACCCAGACGTCGAGGTTGCCGGCGTTGGGCGTCCAGCCGGCGATCTCCGAGGCGAGGTAGTCGAACGCGAGCTTGGCGACGAGATCAGCGTCGGTCTCGATCGGGAACGGGACGTAGCTCATGGCGTTTCGGTGACGGCGCCGACCTGCACCAGCACGTGCGTGACGAGCTCGTCGAGCGCGTCGAGCGCTTCGGCGGTGAGCGTGTCGGCGCGCGGTTCTTGCGCGTTGAGGCGGTCGAGGATGCTGTCGCGGTCGACGCCGGGCCCGGCGAACGTCAGCTCCTCCATGCCGACGTCGGGGCGTTCGGGGCGGTAGCCGAGCGGCGTCACGAGCAGCACCCAGCAGCAGCTGACGATCTCGTCGAGGCTGTCCTGCTCGAACACGGCGGCGTGGCGCTGCCCGACGGGCGCGAACGCGAGCGGGTAGGCGAAGTGCGGCACCGCGGTGCTCATGCGGCGCTCACAGGCGGCGGCGGTGGGGTGCCGGCCTGGCCGGCGGCGGCCTGGCTGACGGTCACGTAGCAGACGTCCTTCGTGCTGTTCCCGCCGAGCGCGACGAGCACCTGCATCGCGGCCGCATCCGGCGTGTAGGCCAGGTTGTCGGCGTCCTCCAGCTGGATCGTGCAGTGAATCTCCACGGGCGCTTCCCTCTCAGGTGGCGTAGAACCACAGGCCGGTGAGCACGACCCAGCCGTTGCCGCCGATCGCGTCGGGCGCCTGCGGGATGACCTGGCCGGTCGCGTTGACGTCGACGCGCTGCACGCCGTTCGTGCCGAGGCTGACGCACATCACGTTCGCGGGCGGTCGGTGGCCGGTCGGCAGCGTGCACAGGATCTGGCCGGCCGGGGTGATGCCCTGCTGCCACTTCGCGGTGCCGAGCAGCCGCACGATGCCGAGCGAGTCCTTGGAGTAGCAGGCGGCCTGGATGCCCGAGCCGATGTCAGCCCAGTTCGCGGCGTAGGGCAGCGTCGTCCAGGACGTGACGTAACCGGCGGCGGGGCCGGTCGCGCCGGTCGGCCCCTGCGGCCCGGTCGCGCCCGCCGTGCCCTGCGCGCCGGTGGCGCCCTGCGGGCCCTGCGCGCCGGTGGCGCCGCTCGGCCCGGCCGGCCCGGCCGGGCCGGTCGCGCCCTTGATGTTCGCCTGCAGCGCCCAGCTCGAGGCCGCGACCTTCTCGTAGACGTCGCCGCTGGCGGTGTCGAGGTACCAGTCGCCGACCTTGCCGAGGCCGGCCGCCGGCGCGCCAGAGCCCGAGTGCCACTCCTCGATCTGCGAGCCCTGCGTCTCGAGCGAGCCGATCGTGTCGGCGTTGTTGTTGGGCGTCGCGCCGTTCGAGGAGTCGTAGGAGACGGGCCACGACCACCAGTTGCCGTTGTCGACGCCGGCGCCGGTGATGAGGTACTTGCCCCAGCGCGTGCCGTCCGTGCGCATCTGCAGGCGCATGAAGTCGCCGACCACGAAGCGCGGGAACTGCGGCGAGACGTCGGAGCCGGTGGCGTTCTGCTCGCTGATGTTGACCTGCGTGGCCGCCGCCCACGTGCCGGCGTTGATCCCGATGTGGCCCGTGTTGGCCGCGTCGACGGTGCTGGTCGTCCAGTTCCAGTCGTTCGAGTAGATGGCGTTCGCGTCGCCGGGCGGGCCCTGCGAGCCGGTCGGCCCCTGCGGGCCTACGGGGCCCTGCGGCCCGGTCGCGCCGTCCGCGCCGGCAGGCCCGGTCGCGCCGGGCGCGCCGTCTGCGCCGGCCGGGCCGGTCGCGCCGGTGGCGCCGTCCGCGCCGATCGGCCCCTGCGGCCCTGTCGGGCCCTGCGGCCCCTGCGCGCCTTGGAGGCCGGTCGGCCCCTGCGGGCCCTGCGGCCCTTGCGGGCCGGTCGGGCCAGGCGGGCCTTCGCTGCCGATCGGCCACGGGTCGGGCCAACCGGCGGCCGGCATCCAGGCGACGCAGCAGCAGGCCGAGCCGGGCGGGTCGCCGAGCAGCACCACGGCCACGTCGCCCGCGGCCGGCGGGATGCCGTTGCCGACCCACGGCATCGGGCCCCACTCGTAGGCGCCGCCGTCGAGCACCTCGAGCTGCACGACCAGGCCGGCGGCGTCGACGCGCTTGACCTCGCCGACGCACGCCAGCGGCGGCGCCGCCGCGAGCGCCGACAGCTGCAGGGCCTGCAGCGTCATGCGTGGTTGCCGGGGGCGAGCGCGTGCCAGCGCGCCCAGAAGTAGACGGGCTGGCCCTGCGCGATCGTCTCGAACTGGATGCCGTAGTCGCGGCCCTTGGCGGCGGCCGTGCGGCCATCGGCCTGGCCCGAGTGCACCTCGACGTGGCCCGACTCGGGGAACACCAGGTCGCCGGCGATGAAGCCGCCGACGGGGTAGCTCATCGAGCCGGACTGCACACCCGGGGTGGCCTGCGCGCGGCTGATCTGGTCGGTGGTCGAGTCGCCCACGTACACGCCGACCTGCGCCCAGGCGTGACTAGCAAGGCTACTGCAGTCGAACGGCTGCATCAGGTCGGCCTCGCTCTGCATCTGCTTGAGCGTCTCGCCGTGGTGCGCGTCCCACTGGTAGGCGGGCGGGCCCTGCCCGCAGCGCTTCGCCGCCCAGTTGTAGACGTACTGGCCGACTTCGATCGTGCTGAGCCCGGCACCTGCGCCGGTCGCGACCTGCTGCTGCTTGGCCTTGCGCGCCACGCTGGTGTCGGGCACGGGCTCGGGCAGCGCCGGCGTGGGGCGCGTCAGCTCGACCTGGGCGCGGTCCGAGAAGCGGCTGCGCTGCACGTCCTTGACCAGCCACACGCCCTGCGCGGGGCCCGGGTCGGTCAGCTTGACCACCATGCCGGGTGTGAGCGTGGCCTGGTAGACGGTGACGCCCTGCACGAGCTTGCTGGCCAGAAGCAGCTGCAGGGTGGCGTCGCTCGAGGCTTTGGCGACGTCGAACTCGTAGTCGAGGCTGAGCACGGCCGGGTCGTCGCGGCTCAGGCTGAGCGCGGTGGGCTGGCCGATCAGCGCCGCGTCGGACGCGAACCAGACGGTGCGCTCGACCATGAACACGCGCCACGCGACCTCGTCCGCTAGGCGCCGCAGCGCCGTCCAGCTGTCCTCGTCGGCGCCGCGGCTGAAGACGTACACCTTGGCGGGCGCGGCGGCGCTGCCGGTGGCCTTGACGGGCGCCTCCAGCGCGAGCGCGGCGACCGGGTCGCCGCTTGGGCGGTACGCCTGCAAGAGCGCGTAGGCCTGCGGGATGTAGCTGTCGAAGCGCGGCTGCGGCATGCCGCCGCTGCCGCCCATGCGCTGCCCGGCGCTCGCGATGTCGGCGATCGACGCCTTGGGGTTGGCGCGGTCCTCCTTGATCGCCTCGGCGTAGAAGGTGGCCGCCGCCCATTGCACGTCGGTTGGGTTCTGGTAGTAGCGCTGCTGCTGCTGGAACACGCCCACGCTGTCCTGGTCGCCGTAGGTCAGGTTGCGCAGGCCCGACTCCTCCGCGCCGGTCGTGAGCGCCGCCAGCGTGGCCTTCTCGCTGGCGCCTAGGCTGCGGCCGACCTCGATCACGACGGCGCCGATCGCGAGCTGGTTCGCGGTCGCCGTCACGCCGTCGATCTTGAGGTTGCGCGTGGCCCAGGTGCCGGGGCTGCCCTGCACCTGCAGCGCCGTCTGCTTGGTCGCCGAGCGGGGCTTGGTCGCGGCCTTGGCGGCGGCCTTCTTGGGGGTGTCGACGGGCTGGCGGATGGTCAGCTCGGGCGCGTTGAAGCCGAACTCGGCCGGCACCAGCCGCCGCGCGAACTCGGCGCGGGTGTAGCGGCCGCGTACGCCCGTCAGCGCGCCCTTGATGCGGCGCAGCTGCGCCACGTAGGCGTCCTCGAAGGTGAGCGTCACCTGGTCGTCGGTGCAGGCGCCGTGCACGAGCTCGTAGATGCGCCCGTCGCAGCTGGCCTGGCTGCGCTGGTTGCCGATGGCGGCGAGTAGCGCGCGGTCGGGGTCTTCGAGCGTCAGCGTGAGCGTCGCGGCCTGCTCGATCGAGTCCTCCTGCACGGCGTCGAGCAGCGCGCCGTCGAGCGGCGCCGCCAGGTCGGCGCCGACGATCGTGACGCCGCTTGCGCTGCTCGGCGCGAACGTGCTCACGGTAGGCGCACCAGCGTGCCCTGCTTGATGCGCTCGGGGTCGCGCAGGCCGGGGTTGGCCTTGATGATGTCGCGCCAGCGGCTGGCCTGGCCGTAGACGTGCGCGGCGAGCAGCTGCAGGCCGCGGCTGCCGCCGGGCGGCGGCACCTTCTCTTGGCGCGTCAAAAGGCGCGGGTTGGGGCTGTGCTGGTAGGCGACGGCCTCGGCGCTGACGGTGACGTCGGCGCTCGAGGTGGCCTGCAAGAGCACGAGCTGCACGGCCTGGCGCAGGCGCGTGCCTGAGCGGTTACGGATGCAGTCGCCCCAGGTCAGCTGGTCGATCACCCAGAGGCTGACGCTGCGCGGCACGCTGGCCGGCATGCCGCTCAGCCGCACCCGCGTGGGCGCCTGACCGGGGCGGCTGGTGATCGCCATCTGGTGCAGCGCGTTGCAGACGGGCTCGACGCTGCGCGGCCCGTACAGCGTGCGCGAGAGCCGCGCCGGCTGCTCCAGGTAGCCGTCGATGATCATCCCGAAGCTGACCTGGTAGGGGTCGGCGCCGACCCACTCGATCAGCGCGCGCCGCCGCGGCCGCGCGACCGGCTGCCAGCCGCCGTAGCCGCCCGTCACGGCCGGCGGGGTGGCGTCCAGCCAGCCGACCACGGGCAGCGTGCGGCGGTCCCGCGCGTCGAGCCGCACGTGGCCGGGCGCGAGCTTGGGGTGATGCTCGGGCATGCGTTAGCGGCGTGCCTTGGCGTCGCGCTCGGCGCTGGCCACGGCCTCGGCGATCTGGCGCTTGTCGAGAAAGACCTTGACCACCGTCTGGCTGCCGCGCGCCGCGCCGGCCGCGCTCGTGCCGGCCGGTAGCGGCATCACGCTCGCGCCGGCTGGCAGGCTCACGAGCTCGGGGCCGCGCTCGCCGACCAGCGCCAGCCCGCCGGTCTGCATCGTGCCGCCCTCAGCGAAGTGCGGCAGGTGGCCCAGCGCGCCGCCCACGGCGCCCACAGCGCCGCTCAGCGCGCCGCCCACGTTGGCCGCCTTGAGGATCGTCTTGGCCATCTCGACGACGGGCCGCAGCACCGTCATCAGCCGCCGCGCGACCGTCTCGGCCAGGTTCAGCAGCTGCCGCCAGTAGAGCACGATCGCGACGAACGGCGCGAACGGCGCGGTCATGACCGCGAGCAGCGGCCGCCAGTTATGGAAGACCCACAGCCCGAACGCCTTGAGCGCCGCCCAGCTCGCGTCCACGAGATCGTGGAAGGGCTTCCACTTGGTGTAGAGGATGTAGATGCCGACCGCGAGCGCGGCCACGCCGGCGATGATCAGCCCGATCACGTTCGCGCTCATCGCGGCGTCGAGCTCCCAGACCTGAATCTTGAACAGCTCGGTGGCGAGCGTCACGGCCGGCATCACGAGCTTGTAGGCGACGAGCGCCGCGACCAGCATGGCGATACCCGCGCCGGCCGCGGTGCCGCCCTTGGCGACGATGCTGAGGATGCTGGCGAGCCAGCGCAGCGGCGCCGTCAGCCCGTCGATCGCGCGCTTGAGCTTGTCGCCCTTGTCGCCGCTGCCGCCGAGCGCGAGCCCGAGGTTGGTCACGATCTGCCCGACGCTCTTGAAGATCGAGGAGACGGGCCCCGACAGGTCGTGCGCCAGGTACCCCATGGCGCGCCGTAGCGGCGCCGCGCCGTTGGCGACGGCGTTCGCGAGCGCCGTCGAGGCCTTGGTGATGTAGGGCAGCAGGGCGGTGCCGATCGCGACGCGCAGCCCGGTCATGGCGACGCCCAGGTTGCGCTCGGCGCGGGCCATCTTGATGGCCTGCTCGACGCCGTGCTGGTCCATCGTGCCGCCGAGCTTGCGGATGTGCTCGAGCAGCTGGTCGACGCCGGCCGAGCCCTGCGCTAGCACGGGTAGCAGCGCCTGCCCGGCGCGGCCGAAGTAGCGTTGCGCGGCGGCGGCCTTGGCGGCGCCGTTGGGCATCCGCTGGAAGGCGTCGGCGATGTCGGCGAGCACGGTGCGGGTGTCGCCGCGGGCGACGTCCTGCAGGCTCACGCCGAGCTCCGCGAAGCCGCGGATGGCGGTCTTCGAGCCGTGCTGCACGCCTTCGATCTGGCGGCCCAGCGCCGCGAAGCTGAGGCTCATCTGGCGCGCCGTGATGCCGCGCTCCTTGCCGAGCGTGACCCAGGCGCTGGCGGTGCGCGCATCGAGGCCGGTGGCGCGCTCAAGTTGCAGGGTGGAGCGGCCGAGCTCGCTGACGGTGGAGATGCTGCCCTTGAGGAACTCGTAGGCGCGGTAGACGCCGTAGACGGCGGCGGCCTGCTTGACGAGCGTCGCGATCGAGCCGAGGCGGCTGCGGGTCGCCGACTTGGTCTGCGTCTCGGCGGCCTTGCTCGCGTCGGCGGCTTCTGTCTCGGCGGCGGCGACCTGGCTGGTGGCGGCCGCCGACTGCTCCATGCCCTCCACGTACTGCGCCTGGCCGCGCAGCACGATGAACACCTCGATCACGTCTTGGGAGAGGGCCACGGGGCGGGGACTAGCGTTGCGAGCGGGCGATGGCGTTGGCGATGCGTAGCGCGAGGCGTTCCTGGCGCTGCTCGTGCAGCGCGAAGGCGCGGTCGAGGACTTCCATGGCCAGGCGCTCTTGCAGGGGGTCTTCGGCTTCGAGCAGCAGGCGCACGTCGAGGCCGCAGAGGCAGGCGAGCGCCGCTACCTCGACGATCTCCCGGCTTCCCCCACGACATCGTCGTCCGCTTCCTGGCCGACGCTGCGCATCCACTCGATCAGGTCGTTGAAGTGCATGGTCAGCGCGACGTCGTTGGCGAAGACGGCGCGGCAGGTAGCGCGCGCCGTGGTCGTGCCGAGGTCGAGCAGGTCGGCCAGCACGCGGTCGTAGCGCACCGGATCGTCGGGGTCGACGCTGCGCCAGCCGTCCGCCATCAAGACCTCGAACTCGACGCAGGCCTGGATCAGCAGGTCGAGTTGCCCGTTCAGGTCGGCGCCGCCGCCGCGCCCGGCGCGCTGCATGTAGGTCTTGAAGACGTCCCAGCCGACGAGTCGGTAGCGGCAGCGCAGGCCCGGCCGGTTGACCGGCAGTACGGTCGTGATGTCCTGCTCGGCCTTGGCGCGCTGCTCGCGCAGGCGCGCGAACGCGCCCCTGACCTCGGGGCTGATGCCGGCGGTCGATGGGGCCGCGTCGGGCTCGTCGTCGGGCGCGGGGAACTCGTGCAGCTCCGCGCTCATGCGACGGCGCCGGCCGGCACCATCTCCAGCACGAGCAGCGCCGCGTCGCCGCTGTTGGAGTCGACCTCGGGCGTGGTCACTTGCTTGAGCCGTCCGCGCCAGACGCGGCCGGCGGCGAACTTGTTGCCGTCCGCGTCGAGCGGCGCCTTGGTCACGGTCATGCTGGCGCGGCCGGCGGCGGCTAGCAGCTGGGGTTCGAGCAGGTTGTCGCGGCCCTGCTGGTAGATGCGCCCGACGGTCACGTTGTTGACGACCTGCGCGCCGCCCAGGCTGATCGCGGGCGCCATCCCGCCGGGGCGGTAGGTCACGTTGTCGGAGTCGACCTCGCCGCCGGTGAAGGTGTCGAACACCCCGAGGTCACCGATGCCGTCGACGGTGACGGTGGTGCGCCACTGGTCCTTGCGCATGTGCGTGTTCCTCCCCGCTCTAGGCCAGCGCCTCCTGCGCCGGCACCTTGACGATCTCGACCACCACGTACTCGGCGAACGGGCTGCAGCGCAGGCTGATGACGGCCTTGATCACGCCGTCGGCGAGCTGGTCGGGTGGGTTGACGGAGGGGCCGACCTCGACCTGGAAGGCGTCGGCGGGGGTGTCGCCGTAGAGGCCGCCGTCCGGCCAGTAGTCGAGCAGCATGCCCGACAGGTCGCCTTGGAAGGCCGCCAGCAGGTGGCCGCGGCCGTCGATGCCGGCGAACACGTAGCGCTCGGCGATGGCCTCGGCGCGCGCCGTGATCTGCATGATCAGGCGGCTGTTGTTGAAGCCGCGCCAGTTGGCGTCGGCTACCGGGTCGACGAGCGTGCGGAAGCCGTAGCCTTCGATCGCGCCGTACACCTCGCGGGCGGTGTTGACGCCCGCCGTCATCAGCGTGTTGCGCTGCTGGTCGCTGAACGCGTCGCGCAGGTCGAGCGCGGTGCGGCTCTGGCCGTCGCTCATGCCGGCGCTCGCGACGTTCGGGCCGCCGGCCGCGTCGGCGCGGGCGATCAGGCCGGCCTGGATGCCGGCCCAGCCGACCGGGCGCGTGGTCGCGCTGGCGATGCCGGCGATGTCCGCCCAGGGCGAGAAAAGCGCGCTGAAGCGGTCGCCGGGCTGGCCGCGTAGCGCCGCGGCGAGCGCCTGCAGCGTCGGCAGGTCGCCGCTGTCGGGCGCCTCCAGCACGGCGCAGCGGTTGTTGTCGAGCGCGTGCTGCATGCAGGCGGTCGAGGCGGGCACGCTGGAGCGGCCCGGCATCGATACCTGGCCGGGCCC